AGCTTATCAGTCAGGAGAAAATGGTGAGTTTAATTATCCTGTGAATTTAGGAACAGCAACTGGTGTTATTAGAATAGACTACCAAGCCTATAGCATTCCTGATAGGTTTGAATTTACTTGGAACGGAAACACTTACATTAGTGGGAGTTCTTCTGGTAATTATGATGGGTATGTAGGATTATCTAGTCAAACTAACGCTTTAAGAACTGCACTTGGAAATAACACTGTAGAAGTATATCAGAATAATCAAGGAGGTATTTACACGTCAGGAAGAGGCTATATAGAGTTTAATAAAAACACGTCAGCCTCAACAGCTAATATGAATGTTAACGCGCCATTGGAAGGAACAGGGTGGTGGTTTTCCGTGAGCTGTCCAGGTAATCAAGTTATATCTACTAATCCAGGTATAACGCCAAGCATATCAGCTAGTACCCAGAGTGTAAATATAACCAGTCTTTCAATGAGTGGTAACGTAACAAGCAAAGGATTAACTGATGATTTTACAACTGAAGGAACTATATCGGCAAAAGGTTTTGCGGTAATGTTGGGTCAAACAAACACTTCTCAGTTCATAATAGGTGACACTGGTGTAACTAATGTTCCTGAAGATGATAGCACTATAGATGTAACTGGTACATTCACAGAGGGTGCATCTAGCACTGCCTCTACAAATGGTACAGTAACAACAAATAACGCGTCTAATGTAACAACAACTGGTTTCACTGGTAGTTTAACTAAGAGCTCATTTGGAACAACACCTAATTCATTTAGAGCATACGCAACAAACGCAGCAGGTACTACGTATAGTAATATAGTAAACGTTAACACTACTGGGGTTAGTAACGAGTCAGGTATAGTTTACAATAACATCAGCTACACTTATCCTCCTTCTGTTGCAATCGATGCTAATGGAAACATAGCTAATTCCACTGGTAATCAATGGAATCAACTACAGGGTATTTCAACTTCAACTGGAACAGTTTCATCAACCATAAGTGAAAATGAAGTTCCGTTAACAGCTAGCACCACTTACAGGTATAAAGCCGTGATGAGACAGGGCTCAACCATTCACTATGGCGCTCAAAAAACTTTTACAGTGCCAGCGGCTTATGACTTTACTTCTACTATAACAGTTAGGTCTGATAATATTTATACTACTTATGCGTATGGATACGGATCAAGTGCTTCATATTTTCCAACGATGGGCTCTATGAGTGTAGCTTATGGATTTAAGGGAAAAACTATAGCAGAAATATATTGGCAAGACACAGGTAGTGCTGATACTTTGTTTATTGCTTTTACAACATCAAAACCTACTTTTAGTAATTTAGTCATAAACGGAACTAGTTATGGAGCATCTAGTACCTGGACAAGTTATAGTACTACAAAATGGGGTAAGAACGTTACAGGAAACGCTATGGGGACAACTTATGGATTTGCTACTTTAAATTTGAGTAATTAAATCAAAAGAAAATTATTTGTATATTTGTATATAATTAATATTTAAATTAAATATAATGGCAAAAATTAAAGATGAGCAATTAAAGCAATTGCAAGATCAGGTTAACACTATTAACCAGAATCAATTACAAATTGGTAATTTAGAAACTCAAAAGCACTCATTAATTCATAATGGTGTGGAACTACAAAACCAACTTAAAGGGATTCAAGACGAGCTTGAAAAAGAATATGGTAAAGTTACTATAAACATTTCTACAGGGGAGTACGAAGATATTAAAAAAGAAGAGTCTAAGTAGTATGCAAATACGTAAGATATCTATAGGAACAGACTATAAATCTAGTGCGATGCACTATATTGTAGGGCAAGATGTCTTGAGTGGTAATTACACTATATTTTTAATAGAGTATAACATAGACCAAGAATCCTATGTTATTTATATAAAAAGTAAAGACGAAGTTGTTCCCTGGAAATCATTTAATAAAAATGTTCCTGTTTGCGTAGAGTATAACATAAACTTTTAATGAAATCACCTTTCTTCTTTTTGATAAAGCCAAAAGGAAGCGAATACAAAAATACAATAGAGATTGCAGGAGAAACAGTTATAATTAATTCTACTGTAGAAAATCACGAAAATGTAAATAGATTCGCTGAGGTTATTGGTGTCCCTAATTATTACGAAGGAGATATAAAGAAAGGCGATATTATTGTAGTACATCATAATGTTTTTAGAATATATTATGATATGAAAGGGAGGCCAAGAAAGTCTCCCAACTTCTTTAAAGACAATATCTATTTTATAGATCCAAGTCAATTTTACCTATATCATAATGGAAAAAAATGGAATTCTGTTGATGAGTTTTGTTTTGTTAAACCAGTTTCTCTAGAAAACAAATATCTTCACGAAGAAGGTTTAGAGGAAAACACTGGCATTGTCGTATACTCAAACAACTCTTTAAGAAATATGGGGGTTAATGAGAATACAAAAATAAACTTCAGTAAAGACAGTGAGTATAAATTTATTGTAAACAACGAAACTCTTTACAGAATGAAGACTAAAGATGTGTGTACTATTTTAAACTAAATTTATAAGTATAGATGAAAGATTTAAATGAGATAAAGAAAAGAATAATTGAAGCTGGGCATGAGGCTGTAGATGAATTAATAAATGTAGCAAAAGAAAAAATAGTTACAGGGGGAGAGGACGACATCTCAGCAGATAGATTAAAAAACGCAGCAGCAACAAAAAAGCTAGCAATATTCGATGCGTTTGAAATATTATCTAGAATAGAACAAGAGAAAAGCTATATCGAGAACAAGCCTATTAAAGACGAAAAAGAAAGTTTTAGCGGTTTTGCTGAAAGAAGATCTAAGTAATGTATAAACAAACCTTATACTCTGTAGTAAAAAACATTATACCTGAAAAGGTTTTAAAAGAGCGCAATAAAAAAAAATTGTGGTCATATGGGTATAATAAAGAGTATGATGTTATTGTTATAAGTAAAACAGGAGAAATAGGCGACATTTATTCTATTCAAGGCCTGATTATTGCATTACCAAAACCATTAGATGTTGAAAAGTCAAAAAAATGGAACAGAAAAGATTATCCAAAAGAACTAAAGGCAATAAAGAGTATCTTTGATTGGAGAGATCTACCAGATGATTTTAAATTAAAATGGCATAAATATATAGATAGTGAATTTAAAAGACGTGAAGAGGGTTATTGGTTCAAAAATAAAGGCGTTAGCACTTATATTACTGGCACTCATTACATGTACTTGCAGTGGACTAAAATTGACATTGGGAACCCAGAGTTTAGAGAAGCCAACAGATTATTCTTTATATTCTGGGAAGCTTGTAAAGCAGACAAGCGATGTTATGGAATGTGCTATCTCAAGAATAGACGTTCAGGTTTTTCGTTTATGGCATCCGCAGAGACGGTTAATTTGGCAACCATATCTTCCGATTCACGGTACGGGATACTGTCCAAATCTGGAGCCGATGCGAAGAAGATGTTCACAGATAAAGTGGTACCAATTTCAATCAATTATCCATTCTTTTTCAGACCAATACAGGACGGTATGGATAGACCGAAAACAGAACTTGCCTATAGGGTTCCCGCATCAAAATTCACCAGAAAAAGATTCGATTCAAAAGACAGACCTCAAGAGATGGAAGGGCTGGACACCACGATCGACTGGAAAAACACGGGAGATAACTCCTATGATGGAGAGAAGCTTTCCCTCCTCGTCCACGACGAAGCGGGTAAATGGGAAAAACCAGAAAACATCCTCAACAACTGGAGGGTTACAAAAACAACATTAAGATTAGGTTCACGAGTTATAGGTAAATGCATGATGGGTTCAACATCTAATGCATTGGATAAAGGTGGAGAAAACTTTAAAAAACTATACGAAAACTCAGACGCTACACAAAGAAATAAAAATGGACAAACACAGTCTGGTCTTTACAGTTTGTTTATACCAATGGAGTGGAACTTTGAAGGGTATATAGATGAATATGGATTTCCTGTATTTAACACACCTACAAAACAAGTTAAAGATTCTTATGGAGATATAATAGAGGCTGGAGTTTTAGATAGTTGGGAGAATGAGGTTGAAGGTTTAAAGAATGATCCAGACGCTTTAAATGAATTCTATAGACAGTTTCCTAAAACAGAATCACATGCCTTTCGTGATGAATCAAAAAACACACTATTCAATCTTACTAGATTATATGAGCAAATAGATTACAATGATTCTTTTGCTATAAAAAGCAATATAATGAGAGGTAATTTTTATTGGAAGAATGGAGAAAGAGATACTGAAGTTATTTGGGCTCCAGACAATAAAGGTAGGTTTTTTAATTCATGGATTCCAAACACTGCTTTAGTTAATAACGTGATTGTGAAAGGGTCAAAAAGATTTCCAGGAAATATACACATGGGTTCTTTTGGATGTGACTCATATGATATTTCTGGAACGGTAGGTGGTGGAGGCTCAAAAGGAGCGCTACACGGAATGACTAAGTTTCACATGGATGATGGCCCAACTAATATGTTTTTTTTAG